GTAAAAATATAAAAATATAAAAAAGTAAAAATATAAAAATATAAAAAAGTAAAAATATAAAAATATAAAAAAGTAAAAATATAAAAATATAAAAAAGTAAAAATATAAAAATATAAAAAAGTAAAAATATAAAAATATAATAATAATATATACTTTTTTCATGTCATTAAAATCATCAAAATCATATGTAGTCGCAATTCCATCGTATAAAAGACAAGAAACATTACTTACAAAATCATTGAAAACATTAATTAATGGCGGAGTGCCTGCGTCGAAAATATATATTTTTGTAGCAAACAAAGAAGAACACGAAGAATACAAAAAGCATATACCAAAAGAAATGTATCACGAATTGGTTATTGGTGTAAAAGGTATTACAAACCAAAGAAAATTTATGTTGAAATATTTCCCAGAGGGACAAGAAATAGTATCGATAGATGATGATGTAGAAGGTCTATACAAGTCAAAAGGTACAACGAAACTAGTACAAGTCAAAAATATTGATAAATTCTATAAAGAGGCATTTGAAAGATTACATAAAGAACAATTGTATATATGGGGTATTTATCCAGTAAGAAACCCTTTTTTTATGAAAGATACTGTTACTACTAATTTGAAATTCATAATTGGAACAATGTATGGTTTTATTAATCGTCATAATCCCAAACTACAACCATCAAAAAAAATAAAAGAAAAGGAAGATTATGAACAAAGTATTTTATATTATATGATGGATGGAGGTGTTTTGCGTTATAATAATGTAACCATAAAAACTAAATTTCATGCGGAAGGTGGATTAGGTAAAATAGAACAACGTTTCGAAGCAAACAAAGAGGCTGCTGAATATTTAGAAAAGAAATATCCGCAATACGTAAGTGTTTTTCATAGGGATAATGGTATGACCGAAGTAAGATTACGAGATTCTACTAATAAAACAGAAAAAAATCAAAACTCAAAAAATAAAACGCGCAAAAACAATAAAACAGAAAAAAATGTATAAAAACAAACTACCCAATTGATATAATGTGTGGAATTATATCAATTATAACCAGAAATGATAATTTTATGGATATCATGTTCGATGGGTTGAGACAATTACAAAACCGCGGGTATGATTCAGCCGGTATATGTAGTATATACAATAACAAGTTTATTTTGAATAAATATGCGTCAGAGGATAATACAACCGCATTGGATAAACTAGAATATCATATCGTTGAACACATCGATTCCAGTATTGGAATAGGTCATACAAGATGGGCAACACATGGACCAAAAACCGATGAAAACTCACATCCACATATCAGTTCCGATAATAAATTCGCCATAGTTCATAACGGTATTATTGAGAATTATAAATATTTAAAAGATTATTTGATAAAAGAGGGATATACATTCAAATCCCAAACAGATACAGAAGTTATTGCGAATTTATTAGCATTTACCTATAAAAAACATATCGACGTCATTGAATCCATAAACGAAACAATCCAATTATTAGAAGGTACATGGGGATTATCGATATTATGTATTGATACTCCAACCAAAATATATTGTACGAGACACGGAAGTCCGCTATTGATTAGCAACAATGATGACTACGTAATCGTTTCATCCGAACAATCCGGATTTTCCAAATTTACCAATCGATTTTTTGTATTGAAGAATTACGATATATGTATAATAGATAAAACCGACGATAAACTCACGATAAAAACAAACGAACATTATGAATTGAAAAACACAACAATAGCCGTTGAAAATAGTATCGGTAATTATCCTCATTGGACGATAAAAGAAATATATGAACAAATCGATAGTATCAATAACGTAATCAGTTATGGCGGTAGATTACGGTCATTAACAGAGGTGAAATTAGGTGGGTTAGAAACACATAAAACCGAATTATTAAAAATCGATAATTTGATATTATTAGGTTGTGGTACTTCTTATTATGCTAGTATGTTAGGCCTACATTATTTCAAAGATTTATGTAATTTCAATTGTGTATTATCGTTTGATGGTGCTGAATTTACTGAAAAAGATATACCATTATATGGTACAACCGGTTTAATATTATTATCGCAATCCGGCGAAACAAAAGATTTATATCGGTGTATTCAAATCGCAAAAGAAAAGGGATTATTTACGATAGGTGTAGTGAATGTGGTAGATTCTTTGATAGCAAGAGAGGTAAATTGTGGTTGTTATCTGAATGCTGGTAGAGAAGTGGCGGTAGCATCAACCAAATCATTTACATCACAGTGTATATTATTATCCATGATTGCCATATGGTTTTCACAGAACAAAAATATTCATAATGGAAAAAGGTTATTATATATAAAGGATTTGTATAATTTACAAAAAGATGTAATCGATGTATTTGATGGCATAGAAGAAAAGATTACAAAACATATAGATATGTTTAATAATAGTAGTTGTTTTTTACTAGGAAAAGGTAAATCAGAGGCAATAGCCAAAGAGGGTGCTTTAAAAATAAAAGAAATCACCTATATTCATAGTGAGGGTTATTCGACATCTAGTTTGAAACATGGTCCGTTTGCGTTATTAACAGACGATTTTCCAGTGATTATAATAGCATTGAATGATGAATTTTACGCAAAAAATGAAAACGCATACAATGAAATAAAATCGAGAAATGCGAAAATATTATTTATTACAGATAACATAAGTGCGATAAAAGAAAAGGAAAATGTAATATTAATACCCGAAAATAGAAATTATGGAGAAATATTTACTGTTATTATTTTACAATTATTGGCATATAAATTATCGATAGCCCGAGGGATAAATCCAGATTTTCCAAAAAATTTGGCAAAGGTGGTAACAGTGGAGTAGTGCTTCCAACTTTATTCATCATTTTGGAATAATTTGTTGAGTTTGTTATAACTACTTGGATTATATAATTTACATACTCGAAGAATACTACCATCATTTATATCACATCCATTCATTCTGGAACATATATTCATACATTCATCTATTTTTTTTATCCATCTAATATATTTTTCATTCACTACTACATTATTATCCGCTTTTATGTATGTCGTCGTATTATTATTTGTTGAATTATCTACTGAATTATCCATCGTATAATAATATAAAAAGCATATATTTTTATATCATTTTGTACAACTTATTGTTCAATTGTGCAAAACACCCCCACCCCCACCCCCACGCCCCACCTTTTTATTTGGGCATTTTGCGCATATTTTTGATAGTTTTATTATGTCTTTCGTAAAATCTACGTGTTCTATTTTTGGTACGTAACCATACATTTTTTCTTAAATAACATACTATAGAAAGACGAATAGTATCATCCGTTTCTTTTACGATTGGTAAATTTGCGTGTGGCTGATGTACATCCATAAATAAAATATCACCAGTTCTTACATCGACACCTACACCATATTGAGGAAAACAAGTCTCGCCTCCGGTATATTTACCACGTTCAATAACTGCTAAATTACCAAAACCCTCATCATCATCACCTTTATCGGTGTGTATTGTCGTTTGAAAATTCACATTTGTAGTGATAGTAGTAAATGAGGTACCGGGAATTTTAAAATAAGTTTCATTAGCCTTTTTACGTTGTAATTTATATTGTTCTGGTGTTAATTTGGAATATTGTTCATCAATTTCTTTTATCAAAGGAATCGTTTTCTTGTATTTTTCTGGATAATCTTGATTGAATCTACATTCACGTACAGTAACATCGGGTGTTTTACCCATTTTTCTGAAAATGGCTTTATGTATTGGAGACCAACGGTCGAAAAAACCAAAAATATTGGACATAACTTTGGGATTTTCTCTTAACTCTTTCTTTTTACTACCAGTGGCATTACCACGATTACTACTAACATTCTTAGCAAATTCGATTATATTATCATAAAAATCATCTACGTATTTATTTGATAATGCTTTTTTTCTAAATCTTAATAATAATTTACCATCATTTGTAAAAACATCCGCATCATGGTCTATAATCATTTTTATATCATCGCGCTTTAGAAATTTATTCATTTTTTTTTCTAATTTATTTTCATCATATTCTGGACTAACCGTATAAACAGTAATTCCATTTTTCATTTCTTTTTTATCAATCATATCGTTATTTTATATAATAATCATATATTATTTTTAGATATAATATTAATGAATTCGTGAATTATACTGTTTCTTCAGTTTCTGGGTAGGTTTTTTTTGTATATTTATCAATATTTGTAGATATATTACTTAGAATAGAATTGGTAGTTTTCAATATTTTATTTTGTTCTTCCGTTTCTAACGCACTAGTTCTATCTTGTTGTAACAATCTAGATATCAAATATACGTCCTGTTTATCATATATGTTTGGTATGATTGTATTATTATTTTTATTATAAGCAGATACAGTTGGTAATCCTGTAGAACGACTTAAATAAATACTATCTTCGTAACTTGGAACATAACTAGATGCGCCATATGTAAATGTGCCAGGATTATTAAAAGTGGTAAAATTACTTAAACTACTATATGGTATATTTACTTTATTTCCACTTGCGTCAATGACCCATACATTACCGAAACTTAAATCCATCGTTTCCGTTTTACCTTTCCAAACATCGGCAGATTCATGATATTTTACATCGTTATAATTATCTGGTTTATAATTATATAGAGGATTTTGATCCGGAGATACAGGTACTTGTCCCGAACCCGCATATCCAGTCGCAAAACCTCTTGCTATTGTTTCTGCTTTAGCTTTATCTACATATTTATTAGTGGAGTCCTCATATCCTTCTATAAATATGTTCAATTCATTTAAAAATAACCCTACCGCTAAACTAATTATTATCAATAAAAGTAATAGTATTCCAAAATATAAATTTCTCATTTTATATATATAATTGATAAAAAATAATAATGAGCAACATAAAATCAGTTAAAATGTATAATAAAAAACTCAATAAGAAAAATGGCAAAAGAAAAACAATTTCCAAAAAAAGGTCTAGTAGAAAAATGAAAGGAGGTGCTTTATTTGAACAAGCGCCCGGTGTTTATGCCATTAATAAATTGGGTTCTGTTTTAGACCATACAAACATTTCAACTCGTAATATGCCAAATATAGTGTATAATTAGAGAACAATAAAAATATTTCATATATATATCAATATATATACGATAATGAAAACGAAACAGAAAATACTATTTTGGATGAGCATAGTTTTAATCCTGTTGATAATTTTAGCATATTTCTTTATAAGATATAATAAACAAATCGAGACTTTATCATCGATATCTCATTTAAAAACGAAACAAAAAGAATTAGAAGAACAACTCGCAAAATTAAATCAACAAAAAATACAATTAGAGAATGACGTAAAAAATGTATTAGAAATAGTCACTAAATTACAACAAAATATGAAGCTTCAAACATTGGGTCAAAATACTATACAAATAAAAAATATGAATCAGTCTTTGATAGACAAACAGAATGAAATAAAAATGATAGATGTCAAAATTGATAAAACGTCAAAAGAAATCGAAATTTTGAAAAGAATAATTGCGGAACCATTTGATATCATAATAAATGATATAACTAACTACCCAGATGGTTTTGTAAAGCCAAAGAAGGATAGTTTTATAATGAATTCTATAATGTCTGGCATGCCCGATGTTGTATCTAATCCAACTAACCTAGAACTTGGTAATACAGAGACAGTTATAATTGCGAATGATTCTAAAACAAATACGATATTGGTTGTATCACCCGCGAATGATAGTAGTTTCCCAACACTATTTACAATAGATATTAAATATAGTGGCGATATTAATATATGGGGATTATCTACTTCTGATAAAAACCGTGATTTTATGCCGAATTATCAATATAATAACGAGATAATAGAATCAAAAGATTTCTCATCTAAGTTTCTACATAATAAATCTACATATGAAATCGGTAATAAAAATATAAAAATGGCAAATGTTAATTTAGGTAATAAAATTATGTGCGTTACTACTACAGGTGACGTAATAGATAAAAACAATAATACTTATGCGAAAGTGGAAATGGGTTTTAAAGGAATGAAAATAGAATTTTTAAATGAAAATAAAACTATTAGTGGAATAGTCATAATATTAAGTCCAAAAATAGAAACTATTCAATTACCTGAATAATAATTATCAACAAAATATTATTATAAAAAAAAATATAAAAAATAGAATGTATTTATTGTATTGTAAAATGTTATCACGTACAATTTTACGAAGTTATTCAAGTGTTTCAGCATCGAAAGTATTTGAAAATAGTTGTTATCATAAAATCGATTTTAAAATCAATGAAGAAAGTAATGTAAAAGAAGCAGTAATGCGTTTCACAGCTTTCAATATCGGTTGTTTGGCTGTTACAGATAAAGCTGATAAAGTAGTTGGTGTATGTAGTGAGCGCGATTATATAAAGAAAGTAGCAGTTATGGATAAAGGTATGAAAGACTTAAAAGTAAAAGATATATGTACATATGGACCAAATATTATTATTGCGAAAAAGGAAGATTCTTTAGAAATATGTATGAATAAGATGATGTATAAGGATATTCGTCATTTACTAGTAATTGATGATAATAATAATGATTTCGTCGGAATGATTTCAATCAAGGATTTGATAAAAGAAATTATGAAGAAAAATGAGGATACTATCAATCGATTAAGTGATTTCAAGATTGGTAAGGGAGCATTTTTTGGTAGCGAATAGATAATTTTTCATATACAATAATTATAATTATATAATTACTGTAAAAAATAGGGCAAAAACATGGAAAAATATTGAAAAAATATTATAGTGCCTTTTTATAATCAACTACATAAGGATTACTTTTTAACATATCAACAATTTCAGGAGTATTTCTATCTAATTGAATATTTGAATATAAACTATTAACGCTGCCAGAGGCAGAACCCATAGTAGAAGCGTCTGGTGATAAATATGGCATAGTGCCACTTACTGGGCGATTATTTTTTAAATATTCATCGCGAGGGGCTTGACGCATATTAATATCACTATTTAACAATGACATATTACCATTTACCATATATCCTTTGATAGTACTAGATTTGATATCGTTATTACGTTGATTATATCCGGCCTCATAAGATGTTAATTGACGAGTTCCAGCACCAGCACTGGCAACACCAGAATAATAGAAATCGCCAGTTTCTTGACGATAAGTATGTGATGGTTGTTGTTGAGTAACTTGGTAAGCACCACCTAATTGATTTGAATTTACATTCAAATGGAATTTCGAATTTTCAGTAGTTTCGCGAATAGTAGTTGCTGGACGGTCGGCTGGATTGAAAATATAAGATTGTGGAACGGTTGTGCCTGGATTTTGATAAGGGCGTAAATTACCAACAACATTTTCCTTACGTGATGGTCTTAACATATCTAATAATGGAGCGACTGCGGCACCTAATCCACCACCAACCATTCCAAAATAAGCATCTTGTTTATTAACAGATCGATTATTAGGATAAGCCATTTTCGATTTAATTCCGTAATCAGATTCAGTAGCTGTGTTACGACCTTGGGCATTAGCAACACCAAATGGTACTTCACCTAATTGTTGATTATGTGACGGCATATATTCACCTGGAATATAATTTGATGAATTTTGGTAACCAGCAACACCAGAATAGCTAACGGATGTTTCTGGACGAGATACATATTTTTCGATAGGTACAGAACGTAGTGTTTCACCTCTTCTAACACCGGATTGCATTAAACTACCATTCATATCACCATTTAAATTCAAATATTGTTCTTTTCCCATTTCACTCGTTTTTTCAGGTAAATGTCTTTCCATAATACCCATTTGTTCTCTAGTAGCATTGGTTTTAATATGACTATTAGCTGGACCCTCATGGCCAAATAATGAAAACCCACCTGGTTTTGGTTTGTTATCAACCCGTAATTCATCTACATTTCTATCAGTCCATGCTTCACGCATCATCATACCAGAATTGAATCCACCAGAACCTTGTGTAGTATAACCTAAACCCAATCCAGGTGCTACTGATTCTTCGGCAAAAGGTTTTACATTAGCCATTCTCATACTAGGGTTAATACGAGATTGAATAAAATCACTTTGATTAGGAGTACCAAACCCCCATTGTACATTATTAGAAGGAGCAAATAAAGGGGCGACCTCTTTTTTTATGATAGTTTGAGAACCAGCACCTGAATAATTATCTAAAATACTTTCATTTACTCGTGATGTTAATATTTGTGTTCGTACATTACTTCCAAAGAAAGGAACCATATTATTATGTTGAAAGTAATCACTGCCAACTCGGTCACCAGTTAATGAAAAATAAGGAACCTCATAATCCGTTTTAGTAGTAGTCATGTTAGGATTGAAATATTTATCAGTATAAACGTTACCTCCGTTATCAAATCGATTATTAGTTGAAAGTTCTGATGTTTGGTCGGTTTCAGCCAAAGTAACCGGATATTCACTAGGATAATTTCTATTTGGAACATCTATATTTGGTAATTGATTACGGTTACTAAAAGATTCTTTGTTTTCTTTATTTTTTGATTGATTATTTATAACATACATAGCGCCTAGAGCAAAAGCTGGGATAGCTAATTCCATTATTAATATTATATTAGACTTATATAATATTTATACATCTTTTATTGAATAGTTTTGATTTTTAAAATATATTCATAATGATTATTTTGTATATAAAGTACCAGGACATCCAATTTCTCTACCACCAATACAAACTGATTTACCAGTTAAATAAAAATCCATATTTTGAGAACCTTCAATAATTGGAATAGTTGGTTTAAAATTATCTTTCTCTAAAATACGTGATTGAATATTTTCGTGAAATGGTTTATCCAATCCATTCAATGGATTTAATAAAGGATTTTCCCATCGAGTTTGTTCTAAATCTTTATACATCCAGGCTGGGTGACTAGCCCTACTTTCTTCTACAAAAGGTTGTGCGTTTTTATATGTTATAGGTGAAGCAAATACAGCATGTTTTTTATAATCATTTTTATCTACATAGTCACGATTTATAGGACGGGTTAAACCGAATAAATCACTTTCTAAATTAATAGAATTTTGTGTTAAATTTGCTCCCCATTTTTGTAAGCGTAATTGTGGGTCTTCCATAAACGGTAAATCTACTCCTTGACCAGGTGTATTCAGCATATATCTACCTACAAAACTACTTTCCTCTACTTGTTTTCTAATACGATATGGGTCATCATGAAATCTAGTAAAAGCCATAATTATATATTTTGTATATTGGTTAATATATATATCGAAAAAATAGTTCTAAAAAAATATATATAAATAATGATAATGATTATTAATAATCAAGGTTCTCGATTATGCCTAAAATTTGTCTAAATATGATTGTAAAAAACGAAAGTAGAGTTATCCGTCGTCTTATGGAATCAGCATACAAAATCATAGATAGTTATTGTATATGTGATACTGGTAGTACAGATGATACTGTAAATATTATAACCGATTTTTTTAATGGAAAGAATATACCAGGTAAAGTTGTATTTGAACCATTCAAAGATTTCGGTTATAACAGAACATATGCTATGAAACAATGTCTAGAATTACCAGACGCTGATTATTTGTTGTTGTTAGATGCGGATATGATATTAGAAATCGATAAAAATCTCGATATAGAAACATTCAAAAATTCACTAGAATTAGAGGCTTATCATATATTCCAAGGTTCTCCATCATTCTTTTATAAGAATGTAAGAATATTAAAAAACCTCGCTGAATTTTCATATTGGGGTGTAACACACGAATACGTTCAAACGCCACCTTATGCTAGATATCATGATATAGATAGGAATTTATTATTTATAAATGATGTTGGTGATGGTGGTGCGAAAGCAGAAAAATTCGAACGTGATATAAGACTACTCGAAAAAGGGTTGGAAGAATTACCGGGAAATGATAGAT